TTCTCGTCATTCTGGCGTTATCTTTGATGATTTAGCTAATGGGAAAATTGAAACCACTGAGGGAAATCCGTTGATGAAAGTTATTCAATTCATTAACAATATTCCTCAGGCGGCTTTGAACCCCAATGTTGAATTGAAAGGAAACGTCATGATTGAACCTGATGTTGTTTTGGGTACCACGAATATTAAGCATTTGAATGCTTATTTTTATTCAGTGGAACCTTTGGCGATTATTCGCAGGTTCGATCCTATTATTACTGTTACAGTTAAGAAAGAATTTCAGAAGAATGATTCTCAGATGCTTGACTCTAAGAAAATTGGAGTTGAAAATTTGAAGGAGATTCCTGATGTTAATCTTTTTGACGTGCAGTATGCGTGTGGTGAAGGAAATAATATTCAGTATAAATTCCACACATATAAAGGTCAAGTTTTGGAGCAAGTTACCATTGCTACTTTGCTTGCCTTTCTTCGCGATGAATCGCGTGCTCATTTTGAGGCGCAGCGTGTTTTTGTAGAAAAACAGCGTTCTTTGAGCAAGTTCACTTTGTGTGAACACAGTATGCTTCCTTCTCTTTGCAGTGAATGTTGTAAACTAGAATGTCAATCTGGGATTGATTTTCAGTTGACAGAGCGTTTGTTTGCTGTTGAGAGTTGCATTTTGTCGCGTTATTCGCATTGTGCTTCATTGTTGTTGCACACGCGCTTTGGAAAATTGCTTTCTTATGGTCTTGCTAGGAAGACTATTAAAAGCGATTTTCTCACCATTGGAGTTGTTTATTTGTTATTGTGTTTTAGCGTCTTGTTTGCCTCTTGTCCCTTTTTGTATAAGGGATGGGCTTTGATGCTAATTTCCATTGGTGCTATTCTAGTTGCCTTTTTATCTATTGAGAAAAGGCGCTTGGATATTGTGCGCGATCTTTCCACTTTGCCCAATCCCTCAAAACTTATTAGGGATGCTGTGGACAAAGTTAATGGAAAGATGTTTATTGCCTCCATCTTCGGATTTGGAGCTGTTCTTATGATTTACCGCTTATACAAAAAGTGGAAGTCACAAATGATGGCCCCGATCACGGAATTTAAGACTTCTGAAGAAGGTCTTGCGAATAGGCAGGAGTTTTGGACTCCACCTGATCGTAGTGATATTCAGAAAATTCCGGTCTCGCCGCAGTGCGCTACTGGAACTTTCCAACAGATGGAGTTAGTTGTGAAGAAGAATATTTACAAACTGTCTTGTGTTTGGAAAAGTGATGGAAAAACTCGTTTTAATTATGTTATTCCTATGAAAAACGATGTTTTGTTGATTCCAAGTCATAGTATTCCAAAAGACGGCGGTATTTCGACTATTTATATGCGAAATAACCGTGTTGTGCGTTCTTCAGTTAATGCGCAAAATACTTATAAGATTCCTGATACGGATTTAGCTCTGTGGTATTGTCCAGAGTTTGGACCGTCCAAGGATTTGACTAAGTATTTGCCTGTTGCGTATCCAGAACGAGATTTCTTTGCAACTATGGTGCATTTTGTCGAAAATGCCCCAGTTACCACTACGTGGTTCATTGCTAATCCAGGAGTATTGGATACTACTCAAGGTGGAGTGTTCAAGGGATTTAAGTATTCCTTGGATTTTCCAACATATGATGGATTGTGCATGGCTCCCATTTTGGGAGAAGCCCCTTTGCCTTTCATTGCTGGCTTTCATTTAGCCGGCAAAGGAAACAAGGGTGGTTGTGGGCGATTGACACAGGCAGATTTCGAATCTGCTTTGTGTGCATTAGAATCGCGCCCCCACATTTTGACTTCGCATTCGCGGACCAATTTCGACACCGTTGTTATGGGTGTTGATGTTGGACCGTTGCGAGCACCTCAGGAAGACTCTGTTGTGCTTAAAATGGATCAGGGGCCAAACATGTTGGTCTTAGGTGAGACCAGTTTGCCACGTGGCCGTTTTTACTCTGCAGTTAGAACACATCTTATTTCGAAGGATGTTGCAGAGAT